GTTGTTGTACTCCTAGGTACCTTGCTCTATGAACTCGACCAGTATAGGCCGCTAGACGCACAGGTTTTGGAGACGAAAGTCGAAAAACCTCTTGACAAACAAGAAAAGTAGTGTTACAATATTAGTAAGAGAGTAAGTTTTGTAGTAGTAGTGCTACAACACTCTCCGGAGAGACGTTAAACAAACATCCCCTAAAGGATGTTTGTAATATAAGGAATTATCATGATTAGAACTCCCCCTCAACACGCTACAGAGACCCCTCCTGGACAAGTAGTAAATCCTGTTTCTCTACCAGACTACCCAAAACCGCTCAAGGAAGACATCTCCTTGTGGAAAGCTGACCAGTATACAGAAAGGGTGTTGGAGATTGGGTACAAGAAGGGTTGGGATGCTTGTGAGGCTTTCTACAACAAGAAACATTCACCTGACGCAGACAACTCAGAGAGCAGTCGTTAACTAGGCCTATATGTTAAAAACAAGTTATCTAGCACTTTGTGCTGTTTGTGTCTACTTAGGTATTGAGTACCAAGCAAGTGAGCTTGTGTTTACTTCTGTCGTAATGGGAAGTATTGTAGCAATGAGCTGAAAGGATAAATGAACTACGAGTTATCAATCATCAAGAGTATGCTCAAGCACGATACGTGGTTGACATACTCAGGTAAGTTGCAAGCGAAGGACTTACCCAAAGAGATACAACCTCTGTACTCTTTGCTAGACAACTACCATCAATCTCACGCTGTCGATCTAACGGTTGCGGACTTAGCCAACCTAGTTCTTGCACAGCAGAAGAGTGACCCAGAATACTACAAGGCTGTTCTAGGCAATCTAGAACAACTGTCCGTCTCGGACACAACAACAGCGGTCCTTCTTGATTCCTTTTACAAACAACGCATCCTGAAAGAACTGTCCCTAGCTGCCTATGAGGTAAGCGAAGGTAAGAAGCAGTTTGACTCTCTAGCTCCACTAATCCAACAGCTACAAGAAGAGCAGCAGGTAACCCATGATGACACCTTTGACTTTGTAACCGATGACATCGACCAACTCCTCAACGAATCCTTCCGACAGCCCGGACTCAGGTGGAGACTCAATACACTTAATCAGATGCTCGGTTCCCTCAGAGCAGGAGATTTTGGATTTATATTTGCGCGTCCAGAAACTGGCAAGACTACATTCCTTGCCTCAGAAACCACTTTCATGGCGTCGCAGCTTCCTCAAGATGCTGGGCCTATAATCTGGTTCAACAATGAGGAGCAACACGGAAAGGTCCGTATCCGCTGTTTTCAAGCTGCCCTAGGGGCTACCCTAGCCCAGATCAATTCACACCCCACAAGGGCCCGTGAAGCCTTCCTAAAGGCCACCAATGGCAAGCATCAACTCCTTGACACGAAAGGACCACTAACCAAGAACCTCATTGAGAAGGTTATCCAGAAATATAAACCTAGTCTAGTCATCTACGATCAGATTGACAAGATTCATGGCTTCAAGGCTGATCGTGAGGACCTCATCATGGGTGCCATCTACCAATGGGCTCGTGAGTTATGCAAGGTCTATCAGCACGCAGCAATCGGTGTTTGTCAGGCTGACGGGTCGGGAGAGGGTCAGAAGTGGCTCACCATGGCTAACGTGGCTAACGCAAAGACAGCCAAGCAAGCAGAAGCTGACTGGATTCTTGGTATTGGTAAGACAAATGATGTTGGTTACGAGGCTATTCGTTACCTCCACGCAAGTAAGAACAAGCTGGCGGGTGACCAAGACTCTGATCCATCACTAAGGCACGGACGTAAGGAATGTCTCATTGAACCCTCTATTGCGAGGTATGTTGATTTAGTATGATGTACGTAATTGTATTTGTTTGTGGCTACTGGCTAGGCATCTTGCTAACCAGTTTGCCTTATGAAGAGGAGGAAGAATGAAACTAGAGTTCATTGAGGTGGGTACTCAGTCAAAAGCTGATGATGATTGGAGAACCTTCCTATACTTTGAGTATGACGGGATTCCACATGAACTACGTGGATATGGGAAGACGCGAGAAGAGGCCCTAGCACAAGCTAGAAGTAGGTACAACGATCCTGAGTACATGCTACATATTTATGGTATTGATCTAAATGAAACTAAAAAATCGAAGTAACTTGTTCCTAGTTGTACGAGAGTCGGATGACACAGAGATTCCCATTGCAGGGTTTCTAACCATGGAGAGTGCTGAAGAGTATGCAGGTGTTTGTGCCCAAGACTTTGAGGATCGAGGCATTGACGGGTTTGCCTTCAAGGTTGTTCCCCTAATCTACTACGATCTATGACTGACGACAATGAATTTGCTAGGTATCTAGCCAGCTATCTTGAAGAGTTTGAGCTTCATTTCGGGGCTGTTTATGATGTAGATGAACTAGAGCGGCTAATCAAAGAGTTTATGGAAACTTTGCCATGAAATGAATGTACTAGCTTTCGATACCGAAATAACTACGTGGAACAAGGGACATGCCTTTGACCCACGTAACAAGATTGTCTGCTACAGTTACTGCAATGGTCTAGGACAAGCGGGAGCACAGCCTGCCACCAAAGGATCATTGGCCTTCCTACAGACACGTATAGACAAAGCAGACCTTCTAATTCTATTTAATGCAAAATTTGACCTACAGTGGATTGTCAAAGAGGGCTTGACATACAACCCACATAAGGTGTGGGATTGTCAGCTGGCACACTTCTTGATGACCAATCAAACTCATCGCTTCCCTTCCTTAAATGAGGTTGCAGAGTATTGGGGGTTGCCACAGAAGCCCGACGTAGTTAAGACAGAGTACTGGGACAAAGGGATTAACACTGACCAAATCCCGTGGCCTGTCCTAGAAGAGTATGCAACACATGATGCAGTAACTACCTACCAAATCTACCTGAAACAAAACGAGGCACTTCAGGGCAACAAACGTAAGATGTTCAAGTTGCAGTGCCAAGACCTTTCCTTGCTTCGGGAGATGGAAGCCAATGGCATTCCTTTTGATGAAGAACTTTGCCAAGTAAGAGCAAAGGAACTTGATGACAAAATATCAGAAATCCAAACAAAACTCCGTTCAATTTATCCCTCTGTTCCTGTTCTCTTTTCTAGTAATGATGATTTGTCTGCCTTTCTTTATGGTGGCACAGTTAAAGAAGATGCTAAAGAGTTTGTGGGCTATTACAAGGGCGGACAGAAAGCCGGACAACCCAAGTACAAAAATGTGGTGATTGAGCACACCCTTCCACGCCTCTACCAGCCCATCAAGGGGTCGGAGATGAAGAAGGAAGGCAACTACGCTGTGGATGAAGGTACGCTACGTAAGTTGAAAGGCAAGAAGGGTGTCATCGACTTGCTATTGGAACTCTCCAAACTAGAGAAACTAAATGGAACATACTACAAAGGCCTTATCAAATTGCGTGAGGAAATGGGTTGGGATGTCGGCATCCTCCACGGCAACTTCAACCAAACCACAGCCCAAACAGGGAGACTCTCCAGCTCTCGCCCAAATCTGCAAAACTTTGCTACAGAACTACAGGACATCTTCGTAAGCCAATATGCAGAATAAACAACAACTGGACCTCTTTCACTTTGATGACCTATGTGCTGACCTTGCTTGTGAAATTGAGCGAGGAGGAGCCCGTAACTTTGCTATGGAGTTTGAACAGCGTTACCCACAACATTACAACGAATTGAAGGTTCAGATGACACGAGAGCATAAACAAGTTCCAGTACTACTCAGGCCATGACAACTAAGTTAACCCTTGGGGAACTAACCTCTATGGCAGGTATGGCAGGGATTGACATGTACACTGCATGGGGAGTGTCTGACGACGCTTTGATGGCTTTCTCCAAGGCTCTGGTGGAGCGTTGTGCAGAAGAGTGTGATGCTCTCGATGACCCACAAGAGATGGGGGTGTGCCGTGGTGACCACAGTAGGGCCATCCGTAACCTTATGGAGGATTAAGATGAGTACATGGTCAATTGATGAAGAAGATTCTAGCTGGGTAGGAAATAGTTGGGCACGGGCCAACAAGCTGTCTGAGCTAGAGTATGCTCAGTGGTCTAAACCCAATCAAAAAGAATACGACAAGGAGATTGCCCGTCAGAACACAGAACAGGCTCCTGATTATGATCCTTGGACAGATAGTTATTATTAAGAAAGGAGGGCGGGGCTTATGCTAATTCAGTGTGATGCTTCGCAGCTTTAGAGTGGCGTACTGCACTAGAGCTGAGTAAGGACTGGACAGGAATTAATGAGATTATTGGTGGAGAGGACACTCACGCAAAGAATCAAGTAGCGTTTGTCTTACCTACTCGACTAGTCTCAAAACGATTTTTGTTCAGAACAATTTTTAGAGGTTCCGGGTGGAGTTTCGCTAACGATCCAGATTTCATGCACGTTAGCACTTCATCCAACTTCTGGGATGAAAAGAATGAGAAGTTTTACAAGAAGTATTCCGAACTCGACAAGACTCACCACAGGTGGAAGGACATTGTTATGTCCGGTAAGCCAATTGTGGGTCCTCTGGGACGAGAATGGACGATCACCATTCACAGGGACCACCGGGGTGAAATCAAAATCCCATGGACAACCCTTTCCAACTACCCCGTTAACTTTAGCGGCCTGTGCTCGTAAGGGCACTTGAATAACTCTGTGAACTCAGGGAAAATCTAGAACAGATAATCCTGAACTAAGGCTAGGGTATTGACAATACACGGAAAGTGTGCTATAATAGTAGTATAGGCCAACAAAAAGGAACTACTATGGTTTGGAATAAAACATCAGAAGAAAAACTAGCCTCTATTCTAGAGGACATTCGGGCAGACTTCACTCAGAGGTATGCGGACATTGCTGAGAAGCAGCAAGTGTCTGAAGGACTAGTATCTGGTATAGCACGAAAGTTTTTGTCTCCAGAGGAACGTGCCAAACGATACTCTGAGATAAATAGGGCAGCAAAACTCAAGGTTAACCCCATGACAGGTAGAACCCGAACAAAACACCATCGAGCAAAAGAGATGGTGTTTTGTTCAGGCTATCTCACAGAATGGGCTCCAGAGTGGTGGACAGGGAGCACTCCGAAAGGGAACCGGTGCCATGTTCATCAACGAGTTTGGTGTGAGGCTAATGGGAAAACGGGTGTAGAAGAGGGAAAAGTCATCCATCATATTGATGGTGATAAATTCAACAACACCCCAGATAACCTCATCTGTCTTACACGAAGAGAACATGCTCAAATCCACTGTGTTGAGAATATCCTAGCAAAGCGCAACGACTATCCGAAAGGAGTAGGGAGCAGTGCTCTCGAAGCGCAGAGCAGCCTCTTGAGTGGAGGTTGATGATATAGTCTGGTCTTCATGGGGACATGAAGAGTGTGTACGGAAACGGTACACATGTAACACAAACGACAAGGAACAGGAGCCGATATAATGACCATCGCAAGGTTGTCAGCTAATCGGCGTATACAGGACGCTGGGATAGAAGCTCGTCTTATCTCTACCGTCCACGACTCTATTTGTTGGGACACACAAGAGAAGTACCTAGAACCCATCCGAGACATCTGTGATGGTGTGTTCAGGGACATCCCTGCCAACATTAAGAAAATCTTTGGCTATGACTGGGAGACACCAATGGCCTGCGAATCTAAGTATGGGCCTAACATGAAGACAATGCACAAATTTAGTTGACACAGGCACACAAAGTGTGCTATACTAGTAGTATGAGCTGTTGGTGAAAGGTAAACACAGGGAGGACAATTCCCCACATTGCTGGTATCGTAGTCCAGCACAGCTCACCAAACATGCAGGGTTAGTTTAGTGGTAAAACGAGTTCCTTCCAAGTACACGTCAGGGGTTCGATTCCCCTACCCTGCTCCAATTTAAACATAAGGAAATATTTTGATTATCCAAATCATCGCAACTGCACAAGAAACCAAACCCACTGCTAAAGGCTCTTACGAGCAGCTGGAAGTTACCTACAAGAACCTTTCCTTCCAAGGTAAGGTGGAGTCCAAAAAGCTCATGTCCTTTGGTGCTAACGCAGCATCCTTCAACACTCTTAAGTCTGCCCCAGCAGGTAGTCAATGGGAAGTCACTGTTGTTAAAAACAATGCTGGCTATAATGACTGGCCTACTGTTGTCGCTGCTTCTGGCGCAGCAGCTCCTGCCGCAGCCCCCTCTGGTCTATCAACTAACAAAGCAGCCATTGGCCCCAAATCCACTTATGAAACTCCCGAAGAACGAGCGCAGCGGCAAATCCTCATTGTCCGTCAGTCTAGTGTTAGTGCTGCTGTCGCTACTCTCTCTGTGGGTGCTAAGGCAGTTAAACCTGCTGACGTAATTGCAGTGGCTAAAGAGTATGAGGCCTATGTGTTTGGTATTGGGGCGGGGAGCATCAGCGACACTGGCCCAAGTGGCTTTGCAGACATGCCTGACTTTGATGTGCCTGAAGTTAGCTAATGCGATACCGAATTGAGCACCTCCCACAGGCCCAATCTTTTTGGATTGAGGGTAAAAAGTCATGGTGGTCTCCGTGGTTCTATGTAACCTCACGACAATATAAGGGAGATGAGTCTGGAGTCGAGACTGCTCTGAAGTCCGCGAAAGAGTACATTCAACTGCTAGAAAGTATTGATGCTAGCCTTAATTGATGCGGACTTGGTGGCTTATAGATGTGCAGCCTCTTGTCAAAAGCAGGGGGTGGTTACTGAGGACTTTGGCATTGCTCAAGGGAGGGCTAGCAACCTCCTTAACAGCATTCTACAAGAGACCCGTGCAACGGACCGAGTGCTGTACCTCTCAGGGGGTGAGAACTTCCGTAAAGCCGTTGTACCCACCTACAAAGCCAACCGCGTTGACCAAGAGAGGCCCCATTATTTGGAGGCTCTCAGGGAATATTTGGTGGTTGAGTGGGGTGCAAAGGTCACGGATGGTATTGAGGCAGATGATGCTCTTGGCATCCACCAATCGGAAGCAGGAGTCGGAACGACGACAATATGCTCTCTGGACAAGGACCTTAAGCAAGTGCCGGGCTACCACTACACTTGGGAGATGAACGGAACGGGCTCCACTGGCAAGGCATGGAAGCGAGAAGCTGCTCTAACCTTCGTCAAGCCACAAGAGGCAATGTTCAACTTCTATTGGCAGATGGTTATGGGGGATAGAGCAGATAACGTACTGGGATTTGATGGAAAGATGCGAGCAGCCGTGCCTAAGTTCCTAGAGGGTCATTACGAGTTGATGCAGACGCTGGAAACAGAGCAAGAGATGTTTGACTATGTGTATGCCCTCTACGACAACTCAGGCACCAGCACCCTCCAAATGCTCCATAACGGTTTCTGCTTGCATGTACAACGATATGAGGACGACAACTGGCTACTAAAAGGAAAACAACTACTCGAACAGAGTACAATGGCGGGCAGTGGACTCTTGGTAGATTCAATTCGTTTGTCACAGCCGTCCTCCGCTCCGGTGCCAGACGATGGCAACCCAAATACAACTGCCTAAACTCAGCTAAGACAGAGAAGAAGATCAACCCTAAGACAGGTAGGTTGGCTCAACATTATCGTTGTGAACTGTGTCACGAGGAGTTTACACAGAAGGACATGAATGTTGACCACATCAAACCTGTGGTTGACCCTGATAAAGGGTTTGAGTCATGGGATGTCTTCATTGACAACTTGTTCTGTGAGGCTGACAACCTCCAAGCGATTTGTGTACCCTGTCACAAGACCAAAAGCCTCGAAGAAAGGAAACGTCGATGAAGATTGACAAGAAAATTGAAACTGAAATGGGAGTGGTTCACTTCAAAGGTGAGTTGTCAGAGGATGAGTTGGACTACGTTGTAACCATTGGTCTAGCCACCTTGATGATTCGTGGTGAACTAGAAGCCCAGTATGCCACAGAAGATGGTGTACTAATTCAAGACGGAAATGATACATTGCAATGAAACACCTACCAAAAATTGTGTTGGGATTCTGGGGTATCTCTTTTTGTTTGAGCCTCCTTTCCAGTAAATGGTATGAGGCCATGTTGACTGCGGTAATTATGGGATATGTGATTATGGGTATTATTGAAGATGAGGGTTAAACTCTCTCGGGATGATTGGTATGTTTTTGTTGCTGAAGTAGACCCATTCTACGGTGAACGGGATGTAGAGATTCCTGATGAGTTGTGGGAAAGTTATTCCCAAACTCTAGGAGCTTTTATGGAAGTGCAAGACGAGTTGGAAACTATTTATCGAGAGATGTATAAATAATGATGACCAAAGAAGAACGAAGGCGATATCAACAGGAGTACCGAAAACAGAATGGGAACCTCTGCACAAAGCAGTATGAAAAGACTAAGCAGGGGTTTTTAGTTCGTCTCTATCGTAACATGCTCAGTCGAATCTCCGGTGTACAGAAACAAAAACATCATCTGTATGAGGGAAAGGCACTGCTTCCAAAAGAGGAGTTCTATGAGTGGGCTTTGAAACAAGAGGCCTTCCACACTCTATGGGACGCATGGGAACAGGCACAACATCCTCGTAAACAAACCCCCTCTGTGGATCGTAAGGATTCTACAAAAGGATATGAGCCGTCCAATATGGAATGGGTAACACATTCGGAGAACAGTCGCCGTGGCGCAGTACAACGACATAAAAAAGATACTTGTAATTCCTGATACGCAAGTTCGTGAGGGAGTTCCTACTGAACATCTCAAGTGGATTTCAAATTACATTGTAGAAAAGCAACCAGATGCTGTTATCCATTTGGGGGATCATTGGGACATGCCTAGTTTGTCGAGTTATGATTATGGCAAAAAGACCTTTGAAGGCCGTCGTTATAAGAAAGACATCCAAGCGGGTAATGAGGGGATGGAGCAGCTTGTGTCCACTCTCAATTGGTACAATGATCGGGCTAAACGTTTTAAAGAAAAACAGTACCGTCCATATATGTGGTATCTAGATGGTAACCACGACCAGCGAATTATCCGAGCTGTGAACGATGATTCTAAACTAGAAGGGACGATTGGACTACAGGATAGGGATTTATGTGGATTTACGCATGTGCCTTTTCTAGAACCACTAATTGTAAATGATATTGTTTTTTGTCATTACCTAACCTCCGGTGTTATGGGACGGCCCATTACCACAGCCGCCGCGTTGTTGTCTAAACGACATCAGTCCTGTGTAGTTGGCCATCAACAGGGACGACAGGTTGCTACGGCAGCAAAGGCGGATGGTACACAGCTCACTGCTATCATTGCAGGCTCGGCCTACCTCCATGATGAGGAATATATGGGAACGCAGGGTAATAAACATTGGCGTGGTATTGTGATGTTACATGAAGCACTGGGAGGTTCCTTTGATGAGTCTTTTGTATCTCTTAATTTCCTAAACCAGAAGTATGGATAAAATCTATTACAAAGAAGGTTACAAATACCAGCTAGAAAAAGACTTCTCTATTTTTGTGGGGATTGGTTTTCGTAGTGGAGGTAATGATTTTGTACACCTTACACCAACAGGATTCCTTGTTTGCAAGAGGGGCTATGCTTGGGACGGTGCTAGTGGTCCTGCCATTGACACAAAGAACTTCTTGAAAGGTTCTCTTGTACATGATGCCCTGTATCAGTTGATCCGCCTTGGAATCCTTCCCAATGAGTTCAAACCAGAAGCAGATGAAATCCTCTATGAAATTGTACTAGGGGATGGTATGTGGCCCTTGCGAGCATGGTGGGTCCATAAAGCAGTTCTCTGGTTTGGTAAAGTCTCCTTCAACCCCGTCAGTAATGACGTATTGAGTGCTCCATAACATGATAAATGAAATTGACGTAAAAGACTATAAGGATGCTGGACACCTCCAGCCTGACGTGGTGAATCATCCCCCACACTACCTCCAACACCCCTCTGGTGTAGAGTGCATTCAAATCACAGAACACATGGGCTTTACCTTGGGTAACGCTATGAAGTACCTCTGGCGTGCTGACTACAAGAATGGTGTGGAAGATTTGCAGAAGGCAGTCTGGTACATCCAACGAGAAATTGCGAAACGGGCACCTAAGTAATGCAAATTAAATCCTTTTACGAATATGAAAACCTTGCACGACGTTTTGCTCTTTATCCAGAGGCAGGTACAGGAAGTACAATGGCACTGGCTTACACTGCCTTGGGACTCGCAGGAGAGTCTGGAGAGTACACGGAAAAAGTCAAAAAACTAATCCGTGATGGTAAGTTGGACAAACCGTTGGCAGCTAAAGAACTGTCTGACGTACTCTGGTACCTCACCGCTGCAACACAGGAGTTGGGTTACACTTTGGCAGACATTGCGGAAATTAACATTGTTAAACTAACTGATCGTGCTGAACGTAATGTCCTTCAAGGATCGGGGGACCTACGTTGACACCTGACATCGACGAACTTAAACAACGCATCATCGTTGGATTGGATGAGACTGAGTTGCTAGACATCCTTGGTCTTGATATTTCTGACTTGGTTGAACTACTAGAAGAACAAATTAACGATGCGTCACCTGAACTTAAACGAGCACTGGGATAAACCCTCTCAGAAGAAGTCCTACCTCGAACGGAAAGCACAAGAAGAAGATGCCAAACGAGAAATTGTTTCCTATCACCGAAACGAAGAAACATCCCCACCGCTGCCAGATTCACCGGATGTGGATGAAGAAGGGTCAGTGCGAGATTTGTCGTCTTGAAGCTGACAAGAAACTAAAAGAACAAGAATCCGTTACCGGATCACACAAACCAGAGATTAAAATTGGAAAAATCTGAATTTCGTAACTCCTTTGCACAGATAATTTTCAACAACAAGTATGCGAAGTTCGAGGGTGAGACATGGGCTCAACGCGCACATGACATTGTAGAAGATGTCTGTGGCACTCGTTGGGGCAAAGCACAGGCCCTCATGTCCAAGAGTGATCTAGATCAACTAGAGCAGTACATCCGGGAATTCAAGTTTTTGCCCGGTGGACGGTACATCTGGTACAGTGGCCGTGGTTGGAGTTACTTCAACAATTGCTTCCTTCTTCGTGCTGAAGATGACACACGGGAAGAGTGGGCAGAGTTGATGAAACGCTCCATCTCTTGTTTGATGACAGGAGGAGGGATCGGTAGTGACTACTCACGCTTGCGTCCAAAAGGTTCACCCCTTAGTAAGACAGGTGGAGTAGCTTCTGGTCCTATTCCGTTGATGCAGATGGTTAACGAGGCGGGACGTGGGGTGATGCAGGGGGGCTCTCGTCGTAGTGCCATCTATGCGTCACTTAACTGGCAGCATGGGGATATTCAAGACTTCTTGACCATTAAGAATTGGTCGGATGACATCAAGGCAGCGAAGCTAAAGGACTTCAATGCTGCTGCTCCTCTAGATATGACCAACATTAGTGTCAACTATGATGATGCAGCTCTGGGTGCATACACCATGTCTGGCGGTCGGATTCTAGATTCGGAGTTGGGTAGTAATCCAATCTTCTTGCGGAATGTCCGACAGGCAATGGAGACAGGGGAACCCGGCTTCAGCTTCAACTTTGGGAGTAAGCAGAATGAAACCCTACGGAACGCCTGTACAGAGGTCACTTCTGAGGACGACTCTGATGTCTGTAATTTGGGTTCAATTAATCTGGGTAACATCTCATCTCTGGATGAGTTCCGTGCCGTGGTCTCCTTGGCTAGCAAGTTCCTTGTGTGTGGTACCCTACGGGCTGATCTACCTTATGACAAAGTCTACAAAGTACGGGAAAAGAATCGAAGACTGGGTCTTGGCATTATGGGCGTCCACGAGTGGCTCCTCCAACGAAAAGGACGGTATGAAGTCACCCCAGAACTCCACGAATGGTTGAAAGTTTATGAATCAGAATCAAAACGAGCAGCAGACGAGCATTGTGACCGATTCTATATCTCACGCCCTGTCGCGTATCGAGCAATTGCCCCGACAGGCTCGATTGGTATCTTGGCTGGAACTACTACTGGTATCGAACCACTTTTTGCAGTTGCCTACAAGCGACGGTTTCTCACAGAAGGAACAAAGTGGAAGTATCAGTATGTCGTCGATGGAACAGCTAAAGCCCTCATCGACCTATATGGAGTTGACCCAGATACAATTGAATCCGCCCTCGACCTAAGTACCGATTATGAACGACGAATCAAATTCCAAGCGTCGATCCAAGATTATGTGGATATGAGTATTAGTTCTACCATCAATCTTCCCTCATGGGGAACGGATGGAAATAACGAGAGCAAGGTCGGGGAGTTTGCTAATGTCCTTGCGAAGTATGCACCTAGGCTTCGGGGGTTTACCGCCTATCCAGATGGAAGTCGAGGAGGTCAGCCCTTGACGGCTGTACCTTACACAGAAGCCTTGAAGCACAAGGACAATGTGTATGAAGAGGTCGTAGACATCTGCGATTTTACGGGCCATGGGGGCAGCTGCGGAGTTTAATGTCAATCACCATTGAACTAATCAACGGCCTTAAGGTGGGCCTAGAGCACTTGTCCTTTGAGGATGACGAGGAGGATGAAGTTTCAGGAGTGGTTATCCTAGACCTCCTGTTGCTACGTATGAGTTTCATTTCGTACAGGTAAAAGAAAAGCCCCCAAGGAGCAATCCAAGGGGGCTTTTTTACGTCTGTTCACTTTCCAGTAAACTGTTTCTTTTCCTGCATCCGTCTACCAAGAATCTCAGGAGGGAACCTCCACCGATCAAACTGGTCCGTTGCTGCCGCAACGTTTCCTAGCTGTAGGAGCTTCTTCATCGTTGACTTGTGCCAAGCACCTGCACCAATGTTGAACACGAAGGACACAAGGGCATCAAACTGATGCTGATTCAGTGGATGGGTACAACTGTTAACAGCATCCTCTGCCCACTTAACATCCGCTTTGAACGCATCCATGATTTGTGTATCAGACCACAAAAGGCCCTCATGCACCTCCGGTCCTGTATGACCCACACCAATTGTCCAAATTCCTTTGGTGTCTCGGTATGCTTTGTTACGCTTACCCTCTCGACCAATTAACTTGTAGGCACCGTCAATGGACAGGGTTAGATGGTTCATTTTGTTCCTTCAAGTATCTGAATCATACGAGCAGCGTTGAGCAACTCACGGGGAGTCTTGCTACGTTCTTTAGTACGCTCAATGTCAGTGTAGAACTCTTCCTTGATCTGATTGTTCAGTTGAGTGGAAGAGATGTCCTTGTCAGTGATGTCCTTGTACAAGGTAGCCAACTCATTAGCACGCTTTGCGTCACCCTTACGGGCAGCGTTGTAGTACTGGTCTATCAACTCACCTGAACGACGGTCTGCTGTCAGATTAGCAGAGGACGTAGCATAACTCACATCCCGTGCCTTAACTTCAGCTTGACTACGAACACCCCATCGACGTAGAGACACCTCTTCAGGAGTCCTTGGTCGCGGCCCACCTTTACGATCAGCCAAATCTGTAGACTTCACAAACACCTTAGACCCATCAGCACGTTCCGTAAAAGTGTGGTCCTTCATGAACGGAGCAGTCTCCAGCAACCCCTGTAGCCCCACAGGCATAGAGGCCATTCCCACTTGAGCCCACTTGGTAGAGTTGGTTGGGTCCATCATAGCTGACGCCACATTACCCACTTGCTTACCAATGTCCATGATGGGACCTGCTGGGCTTTGGAGCATAGCACCACCACCCGGAGCAGCCACACGGGCTGTCATACCAATTCCTGTTTCATCAGACAGGGCACCATACACGGAAGCGTCACCAAAGTTCTCCATCATCCACAGCTTGGGATCGGACAAGAATTTACTCTTAGCCATCTTGTTCCAAGTGGGGGTAGACACAAACTCATCTCGCATCCAACGGTACAGCTTGTCCATATCATCAAAGCCCGGTAGACCCATGGCACCTGCCACAGCATACTGGAGAGCCAAAGAGGTCATCAACGCAGCTGGACGACCTTTGCCTGCTTCTCCAAGCTGATATGCCCACTGGTTGTAGAAACTCATTGGGAACGTCTGGAGAGTGTTTAGGAAGTTACCAGCAGTGCCTGCCTTAGCAAACATCATTGGACGTTCAGACTCACGATAGTCCACCATGGACATGTTTACCAATTCTTCGGCTTTTTGGAACAGCTTTGATTGGTCAGTAAACTTGCCACTGTCCTTGAGCATCTGTGCATAAGTCATGAATGCCATGCTACGCACAAAGGTTTCAGGAATAGTCATAGACAAACTAGCACCACGACTAATCTTGTTAACAACAGGATTGTTGGTGTTCAAGGGAGCCTCGTCATACACTGAACGTGCGGTCACTCCATTGTCTTCTGCATACTGGAAAGCATCCTTAAAGAATGGCGGGATCATTGGGTGACTCATGTAATCACCACCCATTGCTTTCATGTAATGGGACATACCCATCATCATACCAGCAGGAACACCCACAGTGACTGCTACAGAGGGGTTGCCCTTGTAGCCTTGACTACGCAGGTTCATCAGATAAGGCAGTACGTTGGAAGTTTGAATCAAGTTAGCAGCGGTGTAGCCAGCCGATACAGCCAGCTTCTGCGTAATAAACAAACTCTTGATTGTACCAACACCACCACTAATTAGCTGAGGACTAATGCCAAGACCATCACGGATGGAATCATCCAGCGCTTTAGCAACACGACTTTCACCCATGCCAATAGCATTCTTGAAATACTCACGAATGTACTTGACGTTGTTAGGCTGTTCCTGTTGCAGCGTAGGATCGCTCACAAGACTCTTGATGTCGTCAGCAGCTTTCTGCATCTCTGCCCATTGAAAGGCATTCTTCGCATACTGAATCTGCTGTTGGAACATTGCAGTGGCTTCTTTAGAACCACCCATACCCGGACGGTCACCAACAAAACCACGGATGTTAGCCTTCTTCTCAAAGTGCTTAGTCTGTGCAAGAGTATTCTCACCTTGAGCAACCGTCTGGTCCTCAATGGCTTGCTTAATCTTGGCAACTGCTGGATCATTCCTACCGAGCAAGTCCAGCATGGTGCTATACATACTCTGCAAGTCCGTCTTGCTTTGTGAGCTACGGACAACGTGATCCTTGGTCTTGTCGACTACCAGATCAGGAAACTCCTTCAGCAGGGCCCTAGACTGGCTCTCCAAGCCCATCTTCGTGCTGTCTGCTAGGTACCATACCAGCTTACCCTCTGCGTCGTATACAGGGCGTCTAAAGTCACCCCTCCAGCGGCTAGACAAGTAGGCTTCTTTAGGGCTGATGGGCTCTTGTCCTTTAGCCAGACGAGCCCCATTCTGTACATCCAGCGTCTTGTCGAACAGGTCACGCATGTTGCGGTAGGCTTCCAGCTGTTTGACAGAGAGATGTTTACTCAGGATTTCTCCATCATACCGCTCCCCGCTGAACATCTCATCCTTGAACAAGGTGGACAGTTCTTCAATCTCCAGCTTAGGCAACTTACGCAGGGCAGTCTCAGCAGGGAAGACAGAGTTGCGAACCATTAGGTCAGCACGCTTCACAGCGTTCTGTATAATTTCAGAGGCAGCTTTAATGGCAGCCGAACCGGTCTTCATCGCAGCACTGGTAGAGCCACTCTGGGTGTAGGTCCACAGACGGCCATCCTTACCTTCTGCCACAGCTTTTGCAAGGACAGCAGCCACATCAGGGTTAGGTGGAATGAAAGTACCATCCTCACTTTTGGCAAGGCTGTTATCAATCTTGTTACCCTCAGACCAGTCGATCTTCAGAACACCCCGCTGACCAAACATGATTGGTCTCTGACGAGACCTGTCCACAGGTACTTCCAGCCAAGTGTGTCCTTGAGCATCAATGACAGGTTTACCGCCAATTGACTTCAGGTATTTAGCCACATCCTTTTGGTAACGATCATAGATACCTTGTACATTGTCTTCATACAGCTTTGTTGGAGGGGCTTCTGTTACCTGCTTCAAAGATGCTTCTGCATCCTGTAATGCCTTAATGTAGTTGGGGGCCTCTAGTCCATATTGCTCCACAAATCTCTTCTGCTTCTGTTTTAAGGCAGCAACACTGTTTTGATAAAAGGAAACCTCCTTCTTCCACTCTTCCATTTGATTGGGCCAGCCCTCCACCTTAGCCATTGTGTCAGCCGTAGCAAAGCGGACAGAGGTTTCACGGTTACGGGCAGCATCTGCGAGTTCTTCACGAATCAAGCGGACAGCCCAGTTCTTTTGGAGACTCTTGATGGTGTTTGATTTACCGGTAGCATCCTGCCGATATTGCATTTCTTTTTTGATACGTGAGCGTTGCTCAAACAAATCCTCGTCATGGATTCCAACTTGTTTAGCCTGATCCAGTTGGCGTTCAATGCCATCCAACCTACTGTACAACATCTCGTCAGGAATTCCATGATATTCTTGGAATACCCCTCCTTCTGGGGGAGCTTTCTGGAGCAAGTCACTCTGAATCTCTACAACGTGGCGTACACCATCTTCCTTGAAGTTGCGGGTGTGTCCGACATATTGGGGGTCATCAAAGTGATTCCGAGCTTGACTAGACAATTCAAACTCATTCCCCCACACGTTAGTCGACGGTTCTACTCCAGCAGAGGTCTGTACCTTTCGCTCAGGGAACACGTTGTAGTCGATGTTCTCTTGACGTTGTGCTTCCGTCCACTCGTTACGTGGAATGGGTTCCCAACGCTCGCCAGCATCCCTACCCAGACGGTCCAACCCGTATGTGGCATACTCTTCTGACGGAGTTTTAGACAGAGAGTATTTCTCAGTCACAGTGTTCAAAGCATCCACAAACTCCGTTGCCTTAGCTTTACCAACAAACAGGGAGCCGTCAGGAGCAGTCCCAGTTTCGCTACGAGCAATGTCCCATGCCAAAGTCAGTACATGCTTCTCTTGTGCAGAAACCCCTTCACGGTTCAAGGCAGAGCGTAGTTGCTCGCCAGTGAACACATCCTTGTTAGGCATCGACTCCAGTACTTGAAAGCGGTAAGGCAGGAACTCAGCCACGTCATGCAGCTTGCCACTACGTTCTGGAGTACGCCCAAAGATGTCAGTGGTAACACCACCTCCTTGTCCTTTAGCACGGCCCACACGAGCCAGAGCAGCCTTACGGGCCTTAGAGCCCAGAGCAGTCTTCTCAACAGGAGGACGCTTGTTAGCTTCCAGCCATTGAGCAGTTTCAGCATCCATACGGGCTACTTCCAGATCAGGTGAAGCAGGAAGTTCACGGCCCATAGCCGTTTGATCCAGCGCAGCAGTACGCGCCGCTGGGTCCATAGAGTCAATAGCCTCTGTGAGGGGCCGCTGGTTCTCGGGATCATTACGGAAGTTAACAGGATCGGAGAAGCGTTCTGCACCAGCAATGTCCCCACCTTCAAGAGGTAGGGGACGGTTAGGATCACGTGGAAAGTTGACATCCAACTCATCGCCAAACAAGTTACGTTGGAGAGGTTGTTGTAGGTTCTGTACTTCCATAGACAAGTCGGCACGGATTGGAATTCCATTCTCATCCACACGCCACATGTCAGGAGCCATCTCAGTCTGGTAAGGACTAATGGGACTACGTTCATCAAACTGGTCAAACAGGCGCAACTGCTCAGGCTCCATCATAGGAGCCTTTGGTGTTTCTGGAGCTACAGGTTTAGCAGCAGCCTCAGTACGGATACTGTCCAGCTTCTTATTATCAGTTAGTTTAGTTGCAGAGGGTTTAGTACCCATACCCACACCCATACCAGCACCAACAATTCCAGAGACAAGGGCATCATCCATGTTAGGAGCAAAGACTTGTTTACCCCTCTCTGTCTCCATCATCGACTGGATAGCTTTCTTGGTAGCCAACTCTTGTGCTACGTTAGCAGCAGCACCCGTTGCACCACGTACCAAAGCACCCCCAGCTTTCCAGCCAGGGAGGGCAACACCAATGGCATTACCAGCAGCATCTACCAAACCAGCCTTGATAGCTGCTTCACTAGATTCACCGGATTCTAGGGCTGTACGGGTGGTTTCAGCAGGAGAGAACCCCATACCCACCATCTGCATGGGGAGAGTAGCAAGAGTCCCCACCACCTTACCAGTAGTGGTTAGTTCTTGGTTCTCAGGGTTGGCCCATTGGTTACGAGATTGACGACGAGATTCCATCTCATCTGCAATACGAAGAGCTTCCGCATCGTCACCGAACAAAGCAGCAGCACTACCTGCAAGGGTAGAGCCAGCCAAGTCTGCCATGTTACCCACGTTAGCAAACGAGGATTTGATAGCCGTACCAATCCCAGCCGTCTCTTTTGCGG